TATATTTTAATTGAAATCTACCTTTCTTATCTTCAGGGGTTTCCACAAAAAATTGAGGCCATGGATACACGGGTATTTGACCGTTAACTAACCCTTGATTAGAACTTTGAGCGTTTTGACTTATATTAACATTTCCTTCAGTCTCTGTACCTTGAGCTGAAGATGTATTATCTAAAATCGCAAGTTGTCTTACTGGGTCATATTTTACATTCCAAGCTTTAGTGTGTACCTCATCAAGTAATCGAATAAAACCTTCGGCTGAAGCCATAATTACCGCACATATATTTCTAACGGTCGGATTAAATCCTACTTTTTCTTCTATTTTTTTTGCCAACTCGCTCGTTAACGCGGTTTCAGCTTCTGATAGTTTTTGATTTGCTTGAGTTTCCATATTAGATAATAAATCTTGAAACTCTTCAAAATTATAAAGTGGTGGATTAACAAGATATCCAAATAAACTTTCAAATTTAGTATCGACACTACTTTTTTCAAAAGACGGTTTTAAAGCCATTTGTAAACTCAACTGCATTGACTTAGTATCCGCAGTTGTTGGTAATAATTTACCTGTTTGAGATGTTGTTGTTTTTTCTAAATCTATGTCAGTTAAAGCAACTTGTTTAAGCATAGTATTAAAAGTAATACTATTTTTAATAGGTGTTTTACCAGATTTACCTAAAGTTGGATTTTCTGCTAAAAAACTATTATACTCAATAGTATACGCACTTAAAAAACTAATTGCTTCCGCTCTTTTTGTTGGATTACTAATAAATTCTTGTTTAAAGTTATAAACTTCTTGTCCTGTCCCTTTTAGTATGATTGGTTTTGGGTTTAAATACGTGTTAAACCAAGAGTCTCTATCACCATAAACTGAGTTGTAGTAATTTTTTAAAGTCTCTTTATATGTTCTAATGTTTGTTAATGGTTCAACATCCGCTTTGGTATATTTACCCGCAATTGAATTTTCAAAAGTTAAAAGTTTATTCATTAATTGAGCAAGTGTAAATTCAGGAAAGTCAGGACTAATTAGTCCTTTAGCCTTATATTCACTATAAACTTCAATTATTTTTTGATATCCTCTTTCTGTAACTAATTCTGTTGTTATGTTTTCTGTTGATATTGACGATTCTCTTGAAACTACGTCACTTTTTGATTGAGATTCAATAGATTTGTTTGTTCCTCCTTCAGGTGATGTTGGAGATTTTGAAATATCAAATCTAGTACTATACATGTGCGGAGCGGCAAGTAAGTTACCCATTGATACCTCATTTAAAATATTAAACTTATAACCAACAAATTCTAATTCAATTGAGTAGTTACCGCTATAACTATTAAATCTAGCATTAAATGTCTTTAAATTTAATTGATATCTAATAGCCTGACCATAATAACCTTTTATGGTTAGATAAAATGGACAATATGGTAAATTAAAAAACGCTGAGTAAGGTGAATTGTCTCCAAGTTGGAATAAAGCTCTTCCCTGAATATCTTCAAGAGACATTGATACTGATGGAATGAATGCAGTATTTGTTTTTATATTAATACTTGTAATTCCCAATAACCCATTATCAGTTGCTTTACCACCTGGGTCGGTTATTGTCATTTTTGCATAAGGTTTTGTGCCGTTTTTTGGGTCATCAACAATCTGCTCTTGCATTTGATTTACCCCTAAACCATTCTTTGCGTTCTTACCAGTTAATTCATCATAATAACCTGTTGTTAAAAATTTTTCTTCAGTAGGTCTCAAGAAATTCATTTTAGCAACTGAAATAGTTCTAATTCTATCTTCAGGACTACCTCCTACCGATAGTTTAGTTCTTGGTACGACTTCAGCTTCAAGATTAGCGTACATTACTAAATTTTCGTGGTCAACTAATCTTTCACGAATATTTCCAAGGGCGTCAATAGTTTTATTAGGGTCAACTATAATAATATTATTATAATCAAACTCTACTAAAATATTTCCACTATTGTCTCCTTGTACATTACCTGCCATAATAATAAAAATAATTATCTAATGATGCTTTATAGTCTTGTAATGAAGGTAGTAAAGGAAAAGGAATTATCAATACCGCACCATCATATATATAATTTTCCAACCCACCAAATTCAGAATTTGCTTGCAAAATTAACCACCCAAAGTATGGTGAATTATAAAATTCTTGGGAAACTACATCCAATCTACTTCTACCAACTTTGTATATAAAAGTTTTGTCCGTTGTTTTTTGGGGTAATTGCACAAAAGGAACTACGGTTTGTTCACCGTTAATTAAAAAATCACTATATCTATTCCAATATTGATATGCCATTAGTTAAGTTTTGCTTTAGATATAAATACCTCTGCAGGCTTTTCGTCATTCCATGTTTTATTTTTTGTGTTTTGGTTTTCAACCCAACCTAAACCTTTTATTAATTCTTTTTGTGCGGGTGTATTCGCGTCTTCAGTATCATATTCAAAGGTTCTTTTTTTCTTAAGTGTGAATGGAGTATAAATTAAGAAATTTTTTAATTTATTTTTTTCCATATCATTTATAAACTCTTTAGTAATAGTATTCTCTTCAATAAATAATGGTTTTGCTATCTTATCCCAATATGCATCAAAAACTTTATCAATATCCTTCGCACCATCACCAATCAATCCTTCGTTTTTAATTGTATTACCAATTAATGCATTTTTAAATGTTTCATATTTTTTAGTGTCGGTAACATCATCAGAAACAATCATATATACTCTTCTAAAAATGGGATTATCAAATGTCGACCCAGGACTTAAACTAATATAGTCTTGATTAACACTAAAAGGTTCGAATACTTCTTCACCTGAAGGTAATTTATAAGGTAAAGGTAAAACTAAAGTTCCTGTATACGATTTACCGTTGTATGTAAAAGTATTTGCACTCCATATAATTTTGTTAAATTCAGTAATTCCACTGTTAATTTTTTTAACATCATTTTCAAGTTCAACTAAAGTATTTGTTGCTGGTGCTGAACTAGCATCAACTTCTGTGGTTGGGTATAAAATGTATGAAAATACTTGTCCATTACTTTGTTGGTATCCATCAGTTCCTGTATTAGGGATTGCATTATATGTTATTGTGTTAATTCTTCCAATATATCCAATATAACTTTGTTGTACCGCAACCATACTATTTGTGATATTAGTTACCGCACTTTGAAATGAACTTCTTTTATTTTTAACAAAATTTGAATAGTTTTCTTTAACTTGTCTTATAAGTTTATTTGAAAACCTTTTAGATTTATCTGAAATAAATTGAATGAACGCCTCATCATCATTCTTAATATCTTTAACAAGTTGACCAAATATCTCATCAGTTCTTTTTTCTAAATTGTAAGACTTACCAAACAGAGTAGTTCCTGAAGTTTTTGTAATTAAAAAATTACCCTCAGTATATACTCGTTCCATCATCCATTGTTGACGAACGGCATTATTATATTGGTTAACCGTTTCTCTATTTTTATTAACAACATTTGTAAAATATGATTGAGTTTCGGCAACAACTTTATCCATAAAAGTACTATAGTTAATTGTACCTGTTTGACCTGTCTGACTAACAATATTACTTGTTACATCACCAATTGGTTTGTCATTACTTTGACCATTATTTGGTGTTGTTTGATTAAGTGTTGGGGGAGCAACATTACTTGGTGCTAATTTTAAAAATTCAGCATCAATAACTTTATAACTTAAATCAGTAGAATCAGCTCTATCGTCATAGATTTCTGTGTTGGCGTAATAATTAAATGTTAATGCGTTTTGCAATTTATCAACGGATTCTTTTAATCCGCTACCACCTACGAAGTTAAACCCTAATGTAATGTTTGCAATCATAGGTTGAACACCAATACCTTCAGGGTTTATATCCAAATTTTCATACTGAATACCCAAACTTGTTGGGATTATTTTTGTGTTATAAAAATCACCAACTCTTAATATTAAAACAGGTGGTGCACCAAACGAAGTATTTGTTGCGTCATTATAAACAGGTGTTGCTGCACCATTAATAGTTTTGATTGTTGGTATTGTATCACCAGGTCTCATACATTGTTGTAAAAATGTTAACCTTGAGTTAAGTCCTTCGGGTGTAATTGAGTGAAATGCTGGTTGGAAGAATTTTAATTTATCTCTAAGATTATCATAAACCATAGGAGTTTCTTCTTTAATTGTCTCAAAATAATCACATTCAGAAAGTAATGAACGTAAAACTCTTTTACTTATATTGTCTTTATCAATATACTTAGGTTCAATCGGAGGAGTTGTAACTGCCTTTGGAACATCATTAGGAACATTTTCTGTTGTTTCTTTTGCGGGAGGTACCACTTTAGGTGCCTTTAATGTTGATTGTATGTTAGAGATATACGCTCTCCTACAAGCCATTGCCCTTGTTGTATAAACTTCTTTATTTTGAACAGTACTGTTACTATTTCTGCCATCATTATCACCACAAGAAACACTACTTCCTGGTACAAAAGTTTTAGTTTTCTCATCAAATTTCATTACTTGGGTATTCTCACCACGACCTTCACCAATTTTAACAATTAAATTTGTTCCAACATATTTTGTCATTCTACTATTACCTGTAATGAATATTGCAGCAGAATTAATTCTTTTTGCTGATAAAATATTATTATATGCTTGTGTTGCTGCAGGTGAAGTACTACTATCAATTGTAATTGTTACAACACCTTCTATCTTACCTTCAGAGTTAGCGTTACTTATAAATTCTTTTTCTAACGCATCAATTAGACCATCAAGTTTTTGTTTATTAGATATAACCACACTATCAAAAAACGAACTTGTTTGAGCTGAAGTTGTTTTTGATTGATATTCTGGTCTTTGTCCAATATAGTTATCATATAATGGAGTAAACGGTTGATTAAATTCTAATGGTATGTTATTAGCAAAATAAAAACCTACATTTTCAAAAGTCTTAAGTGTTGATTCAGGAGCACCACCAGTTCCCGTATCACTAGATAAATCAGGAGTTGTTTTAACCGTATTAATTGCAAACTCTAATTGTTCTTTTGATAGTTCTTTTGATGAAATTGCTTGTTGTATATCAAATAAATCGTTAGGTGATATTGTGTAATATTTTTTTGCAAGCTCATATAAATCATATTTTCTACATCCCGCAAAAAATGATTCTAAAATACTATCAACCCTAACCTTATTTGTTTCATTCGCTAAAACTTTATTAACAATAACATTTAAAACAGATGGATGGTCAACAACTATTTTCCAAGTTAAACTACCACTTCTACTAGTATTCTTGTAAGTATATATTGGCTCTGGTCTACCTATAAATTCATTAGGTTGCCAATTCGCCTGTACAGTTTCACTAAATGTTAATCCGTATGGTGGGAACCACATAACTCTACCTCCGTTTGGTCCTCTTTCACAAACAGGTAAATCTGCAACTGAAAATCCTGGAGTGTTTGAAGTCGCCCAAGCCAAGTTTTCAATTGAAAACATATATTTTTTAGCATAAGCGTTATTAAATGTTCCAATCAAATTGGTTGAGTCTTGTCCCCCCTCTTGTTTATTAGGGGCAATATTAAGATTATATGTTTTATCTAAAACTGAATATGAAAATCTTCTACCCTCAGTAACAATACCATCTGTTTTTTGTAGGTCATTATACTGAAGATATGGTATATCTTTGGCAAAAACTCTACAATATTCGGTTCCAACTTCTTGTCCAATAGCACCTGTATATTGTATAACCCTTGAACCTTTAGTTAATTCTTTGTAACCATCATGGAATACCTTACTAACTTGGTCTATCGCATTACCAACGTGTTGTAATCTTTTGCCCCCTTCAGGTTGGCTATTAATAATTCTTTGAGTGTCATCAAGGATTGAACCTTCTCTAAAGGTTCTTTCTGTAGATTCGGTTGTATTATATGAAGAAGGTTTAAAATCTTCATCTTGGTCTAATATAACCCCACCAACACCTACTTTCTTACCCGCATTTCCTTTGTATTTTGGAGACACCCAAGTGAATCCACCTTCAATACCACCACCATTACTATATGTTGGACCATTCGCGCCTAAACGAATTTCCTTACTTGGACCTTCATATAACTGTGCTAACTCATGTGGTCCATATACAGGTGATTGTTGTTCATTACCAAACGCATCAACAGGTAACGCTCTACTTGGTGAGAATACTCTTGACGGGTCAGAACTTATTGACCCAACATAAAAGTTAGAATTGTTTGTTTCGGTACCTACAATTGCTCCTCCTAATCTGTCAAGTAATGTTCTATCGTAATTTGGTTTGTACCTATTGTAGTTAATATTTTTCCACAATATAGATTTTTGACCAGCACCTGTATTATTGTAAAATATTTGTGAACCAGTCTTACCCGCACCTAAAAGTTTACTTGTTAAATTACCTAAAGCCGCAAGTGGATTTGCCAACAAAGCTTGTCCAATTGTCGTTGGTTGACCAGGATTAATGTTCGGGTCAAAGTATGAACCAGGTATTAATGAAAGAGGTAAGAATCCTCCACCTAATCTAAGTCCAAAGTCGGCTGCGGCTGTTATAGGATTAGCAGGAACGGTAATCTGATAATTAGGTTCAATTAACGGAACTCTACCTGTTAAAATATTAACAAGATTGGTACTACTATTAACATTTAAAAAGTTTGCACGACCAATAGTTTCTCTAATAATTGCTCTACCAATTCTTTCTTCAAATTCTCTTTTAAGTGTTCTTGCACCTAAACGAGCAATAAACGAATCTTGACTTAATAATCCATTACTACCTGTTGGGTTTGGGTTTAATAGAATTGATAATGGACTATACGATGAAGGATTAAAGGTTGTTGGGTAAGGTTGGTTATCATATAACTGTCTTACTCCACCAGGTATTGAACTTGATATTGTATCTGGTGTTGTAATATAAACTCCAGCGTCATACTGGTCTAACCCTCCATTACCAAAAGCATTAAGTGGTATCCAAGCAGGAGCAATAGCCCCAAATCCAATTTTTGACGCAATCTGTGCTTCATCAATTAAGTTAGCATCTTGTTGACCTGGACCGTATTCACCTTTATTTGATACAGTATTTAAGTTTCCACTAATATCAGGTACTAGTTGGTAACCTCCGTCGTTACCCCACTTATTAAGCGGATATTGTTTATCCGCATAAAAAGTTGTATCAATAAGACCATCAGGACTATCAACCACTGAAAAATCGGATTGAATTACTTCGTAAGTTGTTGGAGGCGTAACTTTAGTAGGGGACTTAGCATAAGGCACTAAATTCCTTGTAATTAGTTTTTTTCTAAAACCTTCTGTGCTTATATAATCTAATGGACTACCCATTTATAGTTTTATTAATAAATAGGTTGATGGTGTTTTTTTGTTAGACATTTATCTTCTTTCTAACTCTTTTGCTTTTTGATTGTAATATTCGTAAATCTTTTTTTTGAATTCATCTGATTCAAAATATGTTTTAAATTGTTGTTCGCTAACACCTGGAGGAGCGTCAACTTTAATTGTAATTGTACCCCCAAAATCAACTTGGGAACTAACTTGTTTTGTTTGTGAAACACTACCAGCATAATTGTTTGAAGAGGTCCCTTTACCCATTACAGCGTCTCTTGTTAAAGGCTTAGCCGTTGTTGGGGATTTTGTTTGTGTTGTTGGTATCATAGGTTTCTCAGATTTAGGTAATACCCTATCTCTAAAATACTTTTCAATGTCGCTACCACCTTTAACATTAGATGCAGTTTCTTTTAATATTTTTTGTATTGCTTTATATGATTCTTCACCCAAGTTTTCACCTTTTTTTAATAAACTATCTTCGATTGTTTTTACTTTATTAATAAATTCGGATGATGATATACCATTAGATTGAGCAGAGTTAAATAAATCTTTCATTTTATTTATAGCCTCAGTAACGCTTTCTCTAACTTCAGGTGTTTTTGGTATTGATTTTTGTGAAACATCAGCAAATTTTGTAACAATGTTTCTTAACCCTTCTATATTAGTACTAACATCTTTTGTAGAAACAGTACCAAATTTACCCGCATCAACCATTGCCTTCATGTCTCCAGCAATACTTTCTAACGCACTTAATTGACTTCGTTGAATATCTTCGACTGTTTTTGGTGCGTTTTTCTGTTGTTCAATTAATTCATCAAACTCTTCTTGGTTAAGATTTTGTAATTCTTTTTTAGTACCATCGGTTAATGTTACTTCATATTTACCACCTTCACCCATTTTAGCAATGTTTGCCAAATATTGTTTATCTTCTTCGTTTTTAAATTTAAGTCCAGCACCACTAACCTGAGACAATCTTTTATCTAAGTCTGCAGCGGCTAAAGCAGATTTACTTAATGAACCCGCAGCTAAACCAGCCTCTTCTTCCATTTGTCTAAGAGTTAAAACCCCTTGAGGATTTATCTTAAACGATTTAGTTTCTTCATCAAAATATGTAAACTCTTGTCCTAATCTTGCCAAACTATTTTGTAATCCTGTGGGGTCATTAATAGACTCATTCATTAATACAAATGGGTCAACTAAATTTCCTGCGGTTACACCTAATCTTTGGAATGCAGACGCCATGTTAATTGCATTTTCAGGGGTAAGCATTTTATCCGCAAAACTAAAAGTTTGTGCCATATCAAATCTCAACATAGATGCTTGGGCTGCCATTTTAGCTAATCCTGCAACACCTCCGTCAAATTGATATCTATTCATTTTTTCCATGTTATTGGAAACATCTTTCATTACTTGTGTTGCATTTAGTCCAACACTTTGAATATATTCTATTGACTCACTAAGGTTTGTTCCTATTTGAGACGTTTCATAACCAACATCTTTAAAATTATTAACTAATGTTTCAGACGAAGTACCTAATACTTTAGAGGCGGCATATAACTCACTAATAACTTTTTCATTTTCAATTACATTTCTATTTGAAGCCGCAGCGACACTAGTAATAGTATCAACAACATCATCTAAACTACCCCCTAATTTTTCAACACCTGCAGCAGAATCGGCAAAAGCCTTTTTCATCTCCTCAATTCTAGCCCTACCTAAACTAAAATTTTTATTAAGTTCATCTGCACCTGCAACCATTAATCCAACCGCTTCGGCAAGTGTTTGAATGGGCCTAAGAGCCTCTTCCGCCGCGGTTTTCATATCCTCTAAACCTTTTTTGTCTTTGTCTTCTGGCATAACAATATATTATAGTATCTATATAAATAGAAGAAGGACTAATTTTTTAGTCCTTCTTATGTTCTTCAATCCATTTATCAAGTAAATATTTTCTAACAAACACTGGCATCTGTTGAAAATCTTGGTATGTCACTTTCATTAAATCATTCAAATAGTAAAATTCATCTATTTGACTTTTCCTATAATCAGAAGAAAGGACGAAAAAAGTCCGCCCCAAACCCAACATTTACTGTTAGTTTTTCTCCTGACGGGGCTATTAACATTCTTGTCATATCCAATCTAGGTTCATTTAGATTCATAAAGTTTCTAATAAATTTAGAATCGGCGATTGGCATTGATTCAATAAATTTTGCAATAACGGCTTTGTCGGTTGAGCCGTCAACCTCAATAATTTCTTTTTGCATTCTCCAAGTAACTTTTGGAACTACCCTACCTTGGGGGTATGTTTCAGATAATCTTGCAATCTCCATGATTTCACCATAATTTAATGGTCTAATTTTAATTGTTGATTGAGATTTAGGTAAAAAAACAGTAAAGGTTCCGTCTTCATTTGGTTGTTGACCATTAATGATAGATAATTGGTCTAACATTACTGTTGTTTGAAATTGTTTTTTAGTTCCAGGGTCAGTTGCTGATATTGACATATCAGGCCCAAAAGCAGTATTTCTTAAAAAAATTAAGATAGCCTCAACATCTCCTTCAAGTAAATCTTCAACTCTAACATCTGGTTCATAGATTTTTGCTCGTAATAAATTTAGTGTTAAATCCTGACCTCCACCCATTAAAATATTTTCATCAGAAGCGGTTAGATAACCAATCTTAAGTGATTTCTTTTTGTTTTTATAAAAAATACCTTGTGATGGTAAAGGTACCACATCGTGTGGTAATGTAAAATTTTGTTGACCGTAGTCGTTTGATTGTGTGTCCATATAAAAAAATTAACCGTAAAGTTTATCGCTTTACGGTTAAATATAATTAGATTTTAAAATTTGTAAACAATATTAGTAAACTAACACACATCTGTCCATTCTTAAGGTTGCAGATATTGTCGCTAATCCATCTGTATTGTACGCTAACGAATCAAAGTTAACGTCAGTTAAGAATGTTCCATAAAGAATCCATTTCTCAACAACAACTCCTGTTGGGTCCAACATTTCAAGGTCGATGTCTTTTTTGTAACCCGCAGCATAACCCATACGACCCGTAACTGATTCTGCATGTAAACGAACCCACTCCATAAGAGCTTGAGCCGCTGACGGTCCAATAGGGTCACGGAATTTAACTGGAATTGTTTGCCAATTAAATCTACCTGCAACGTAAGTAGATGTGTTTAAAAACGGTATTTCTGTTGCAGCAATTGTAATGTGTGGTCTAGCCGTTGACTCTACAAACCATTCGTTAATACCCAAACTTGATGGAAACCTTAGAATAAAACGATTTTGACGTTTAGGTTCGTAAGGTATCGGCATTTTCATTAATAAATCAGCCATGTTATTTTATTTTTTTTTAATTTCTTTGTTGTTTATATCTATAAATATAGTCTTGTTAAAAAATTTTTCTCTTTACTTTTTTTTATGTGAGATTATTCTTTATTTATATTCCTTTTTAATGCCTCCAGCAGTAGAATAAGTCTTAACTATATTATCTGGTTTATCTTTAAAATGTTTACTCATTACTTCCACATTTCTTATATCATCATCTGAAAATCCTATACTAGGTTCCATTGGAATAAAGTTATTAGATATTTCATTTTTAATATATGCTTTCTTATTAAGTATTCCTGCCATTCCTTTTATGTAAGAAACAAAGTTTTCCATTGCCTTAACTTTTAATTCTTCAGGGTTAGCCGCACTTCCTTCTCCAAAAGTCACTGGATGATACTTATTGAGTTCTAAATATGATTTAATTAAATCATCTTCACTCATATCTTCCTCACCGACAAACGTCCTGTATTTTTTAAGATTCTTAATTAGTTGGTCTTTATCAATACCATTATACCCACTAACAATATAATTGTAAACCGCTTGTTTTAACGTTTCAGGATTGTGACCTCTTGCGGTAATTATTGAAAAAATTGAGCCGTTATTAATAGCTTCTCTAAAGTCACCAAATGCAGGACCTTCTTTAGCCCTCATTGCGTCAATTAAAAAATCTTTATCTCCTGCGGTTCTAAAATTTCTAAAAGGGTCTTCAGCAAATCCAACAATTGTATCGCCTTTATATTCAAAAGGGGTTTTACCTAAATCGTGTCTATGTTCAGCAAAATCGTCAGTACTCATACCGATTTCTTCACCGTCTTCAGTTTTTACTACAATTTTTGTTGGCATATGAACAATATTGTCATCCCAATCAAAAGCGTAATATTTCATGTCTGGAGTCCCTTCTCCTTTAAATCCTTCTTTAATTTGTCTTTTCATACTTTGGCAATTAAAGGGGATACCGAAGTACCCCCGTTAAATTTATTAGATATTTTCAAACGAAGCTCCTGTTGGAGTGATGAAGAACTCAATGTCGATGAATTCTAACGCCTTCGTTGGTTTTAAGTAGATTTTACCTACAAGTCTGTTAGCGTCTAAATCTTCAGGTGTTGAAGATACAGTTACACGGAAATCGTACAAACCTCTATCTCTTCTGATTGAATCTAATATAGGGTTAACACTATCCAAGAATTGTTGTCTAACTACTTGGTCATTTTGTTCAAACAATAATCTAATCGCTACTGCCGAAATTAACTTACGAGCTTGAAGTAATAATCGTCTTACATTCAATCTGTTAAGTGCGGTGTCCGCAACTTGTAATGTTTTATTACCCCAAATTACGGTTCCAACATCAGAGAAAGTTGCAATAGGGTTGATTCTACCTTGATACAACGTATCTCTATCTGTTTGTGTAAGTTTTTGTCTAGCTTTGATTGAATTAACAAGACCTCTTGTGTAACCCGCAGATGCGAACCAAGGGAATGAAATGTTATCTGTCAATGCTAAGTTTCTACAAACCTCACCAGTTGGTGGTAAATAAATTTGTGTATTATTTACTGTATCTCTTGTTAAAATCCAAGGATAGTAAGTTGCGGTATAATTAGAATCAATTCCTGTGTTATCCAAGTTATCAACTGCTTCTTGTGAGTAGATAATATCTTGAGGATTTGTTGAGTCAGGAGTAAACATGTTGTAGTCAGGAGTTGTTGCGATATAAACCGAGTCAGCTCTTGAGAATTGTACCATGTCAATCGCCTCTTCAACAAGGTTTGAATTGTTCACATAGTCGATACTTGAAGTTGCAAACACGTTAATGTTTGTTGCTTCAGGATTTGCGAATGTTAAAATACCAAGTAAATAAGCGTAATAGTCAGTATTTGCAAAATCTTGAGTATTGTTTTGTATAACAATTCTTTTAAATATACCTTCACCTGTTGCTGTTGGGTATCTTGAAGATGGAGATGCTCCTGCTAAGTAACCTGTAGCACCTATTTGGAATCTATCTTGGTTAGTTCTCCATTCTCTATAAATGTCCCATCCGTCAAATCCACCCGCAAAACATACGGTATATTTTCTTGAAAAGATGAAGTAGTACGGGTTTTCTTGAGTTTCAGGGTCTTCTCTAAATTCAGCAACACCACACTCAAATGCTGTTTCACCACTTGACATTGACGAGATTCCAATAGTAACAACGGTTGCTCCTGAGTCCATATGGAAACCTTTACTAATAACATTCCAACGTTGACCTTCAACCAAAGGATTTGAAATCCAATTTGAAGGATTTTGTTTACCTTTATATGTTAAGAAAGACTCATCAATACCAAATTGACTTGAGAATCCTAAATAACTTCTTCTAACAATATCACCTGCAGATTCAACTGGTGCTCCACCTGCGTTTGTACCAAAAGGAGGATTATAAATTACTTCTCCTGGGAAATAGTATTTTGTTTTATATTTCGGATACGGTGAAGGATAAACATTATAATCTAAATATTCTCTTTGAGTGTATCCATAGAATCCACAAGGTAATGCATCAATTGGTGCCTCATCAGCCATTTCCACCATTATTAATTTTGATACTAAAGCGAATTCACCATTTGAAGAACCTATTTTTTTAGCAACAAAGTTATTTGAACCTGGGTCCATATTACAATTTGTAAACTTTTCAATAACAACAGGGTTAGCATCAGTATCAAAGAAATTTCTAACTAATACGTCAAATGTCATATTATTATATGACAAGTTTGCAATTGAAACTTTAATCTCGGTGTTTGCAGAATCACCATCAGAAATTGAAATAAATTTAAATAAATTATAAACTTTATTACCTCTCAATTCTGAAACTAAAAATGGTGTTTCAGGTGATTGATATTGTTCTAAATTGTATGCGATTGAAGTTGATTGTTCACTTCTAGCTTCAGGTAATGCTATTAATCCACAAGCTAAACCACGAATATAACCTTCATTGTAAGCGTAGTTTAATGAAGCTTGGTAAGCCTCTTCAACATAAATTGGAACTTCAAATCTTGATTTACCAAAATTATCAACACCCAATACTTTAGTTATGTATTTTGCCGATGAAGCCAATAACGAAGTTTCAAATGTAAATGTTTCCTCATTTTTAGTTATACCTGATAATAAAAACGTTGCGTAAGGATATTTTGTAATACCTGAATATTGTCCTGTACACACTAATTGTAAATCTGTAAGACCGCTTACTTGGTAAACTGGTCCGTGATTTTCACTTGTACTACTGTTTTGAAATAAAGATATACCTCTTGAACGAATAGTACCTACAATCATGTTATTAAATTCTGTGTATGCAGTACCTGTAAATGTATATGAGTTACCAACAATAGTACCTGTAAATGAGTTAGAATCTCCTGAAACTAAGTTTGACACTGTATAGTAGAATGAATAACCAGTATAATTGTTTGTTGTTGAGTCATTGTTTTCAAACTCAAAATTTGCATAATACCAAGAATCGTTAGCCCCTTCAGTTAACTCATTTTGAGTAAAATTATTTTCACAACCATAAGGATTATAATCATTTGAATATGTACTAACTAACGTTTGATAATCTGTTTCAGGAATTGCACCATATATAACCGCAGTAGTTGCAGATGTTGATGGTAAATCCATGATTGAATCTAAAAAATTATTAAAATCGTCTTGTAATGTTGATGTTGTACCGTCTTGTAGTCTATATTGTACGTTTAAATTTGTACTAACTTCAACAGGTAACGACCCTGATATAAATTCAATTGTATTTCCTGTTGAGGAACCTGTAAAAGTTGCAGTAAATGGAACACCAACAGATGGGTTTCCAATAGTCGTTGGGTCTACATTAGCTGTAACACTAAGAGACCATGAAGGACCCGCATCATAACCTGATAATCCCAAAACTCTGGTAACAAACAATTGGTTTGATTGTTGTAAATATGATTTGGCGATATATGCCGCCTCATATTTTGGTATTTGAGTATTAAAAAACTTAACGGGTTGTGTTCCCCCGAAATAAGCTTGGAACTCATCATAGTTAGTTATGAATACTGGTTCAAATGCTGGACCTTTTATAGTTTCTCCAACAAGACCTAAAGTCGTTACACCCACACTTTGGGCTACGAATGATAAGTCGGTTTCAGATGTGTAAACGCCTGGTGATACGAATACTTTTTGATTTGCTTGTGCTGTTGCCATTATTAAATTATTCTGTTACAGATTTATTTTATAGATAAATATTCATTATTATATGAAAAAACTTTACTTTTGGGTAAGTATTTATAAACGGTAGGAATTAATTCTGCCTTTTTTCTCACCATGAAAACAAAGAAAGAAATCAAAAACATAAAAATATCCCCTGAATCACACAATATACTAAAAAAGTACTGTGATAAGAGGGGAATTAAGATTTATAAGTTTTTAGAAAATTTAATAATTGAAAAATGTAAAGAAAAAAAAGATATATACGGAGAGGATTAAACTAACTTACTATTAAAAGTAATTTTAGATTCCTGAGTATTATCAATTTTTGTAACCTCAATTCTTAAAATATCATTAGTCGTGATTTGAATTACTGAAACATCACTACCATAATAATCATCATTAATGTAGACATCGTATGTATTAACATTATCTGTTCCCACAAGAGACATGTCCGCACTAAAGTCAATCATGTCAATTAATGTTGTATTACCTGAAACAAATAAAAAATTAGATTCAAATTCATTTGGGTTTTCAGGATATTTGTTTCTTCTTGGTCTTCTTGTTGTTGTGTCTAATTCAATTAATTGAGTTATTCTTTGAATAGCGGGTTTAATTTCAAACTCATCCTCATCGATTAGATATCCCAACATTGTAAAATCATAATTCTGAATATAGTATTTTCTTGCATCCATTGTCATTTGAGATTCGTCTGAAACATTATCTAAAATAATTGGAACATATTGACCCTTAATAAATGTATATGCCTGTCTTGATGAAAATGTTTGCATAACAACTTTATTAAGTTGATTAAGCTCTCTCATTCTGTTACAAATAATTTTAACACTATATTTGATATCAACAGGAACAGGTTGTGGAATTGTATAAATGTCCATACCTTGTTCATTACCATTCCAAGTTGGGACGGAGGCGTAATAAAATTGTTTTCTATTTGGAATTGTATATTGAAGTGATGGGTTTGTACCATACTTAACTTCAGGTTGTCTAACAACCGTAATAAATGGTGGTGACGGATTATAATCCAAATCCACAAACTTCCAAGTTTCTAAATATTGTGACCAGTTTTGCGTTGTAATAATAATATCCAACATAGGTACAATTTTTCCTGCAGTAACAACTTCAAGTTCTGTTTTAACAAAATCCAACATACCCCTATCCAAATCAGCGTGTAATACCGACTTAGGTAAATAAGTTCCGTCCTCTTTAATATACTCTAAAAGTTGTTCTCTTCTTTCAGATAAAACTTTTCTTGGTACTAAAGGTAAGGTTGGTTTAACTATGGTTTTAGGTAATGGCATTATTTTATTTTACAACAAATAGTTTATCTTTTGCGTTTATCATATCAACCTCTTGTACATAATAAACAGGCTCTTCTGTATTTTTAAATACAAATGTATCGTGTTTGTATGGGTTATATGTTACAACATTATCTGATGATGGTGTTGGCATTTCATCACAAGGATATTCACAATAGTTCAATAATTTTCCAATCACAAATGCGTGAACATTTTTTGATTTTTCAGAACGAACTTTTTCTTTACCACCTTGTCTAACTCTAAATTCAACATCACCCAATTTAACATAATCCGCATACATAATAACTTTACTGTCATAGGTAACTGAAAAAGTATGTTTGTGTAAATTATAATACACCATAACTTTTTTACCAATAAATAAAGAATCAAATTGTGATTCGGTAATTACAACTTTCATTAAATTCCTCTAAATTCGTTTTCACTAACATATGTTGCAACAATTGTTCTATAGAACGGTTTGTAACCCGCATATGTATGTTTATTGTCAGACCTTACGTATCCGTCATCACTAACAGAATAGTATCTAACTCGGTCTTCTGTTTCATAATAACCAAGATAATCACCTTGAAAAATCTCAACACCCAAATCATCAAGTTGTTTTTGATAAACCGAGAATTTCATATTACCAGGTTCTTGTTGTTCAACCCTAGAATTACCCAAAAATTTATTGGTTGGAGCCATAACCTGAACAAGACCTTTTAATTCAATAGGTGCCAAGAATTGTATTCCATCTTCTAAAACCTCACCATATACACTATCAGTCTTTGTTTTATATCGGTCAATACGATATAACACAACCGTGAAGTTCATATCACCTTCTAACCACTCTTGGCCCATATTGGTATCCAAAGTGTAGTCTTCTCCACCAAAGAACTTACCTAATCTTGTTATTGGAACTAATTTTTGCATATTAATTTTCGTTTTGTCTATTGTAGTACGATTCAGATGATATACCTGATGAATTGATTATTACGTCTGTATTAAAATAATTTTTAATCGCAGTTTTTATCTCATTATTCCATCCCATTCTAATATCGTTGAAGGAGCGAGGAGATTTACCCATTTTTAATAATGGGCTATCATCAGGAACTATATAAGTTATATTCATATAGTATTCATCATTTCTAATACCTAAAGGTTCCAAACGAAACGTAATACCCAAAACCCCATTAGGTTTAATCACATTAGTCAATTTCTTAATTGCGTTGGTTAATTGTTCTTCAGACATTTTCATATATTGATAAATACTCAAACTTTAACTATATTTAAGACAAACTTTTATAATGATACTTCCACCAAAAAAAATTTATATTTCCAATAGTGATGTACACGGGTTAGGTGTGTTTGCTTTGGAGAAAATATATGAAGGAGAAATTATTGAAATTTGTCCTGTTATTGATATGGGATTAAAAAAAGAATCAAGTCATATTTTAATTGATTATCGGTTTAATTGGCCTCAAGGAGGAATAAATTGGGATAAACAAGTAGTTTCAACAGGTTATGGAATGTTATATAACCATAGTGTTAATTATAATGCTCTTTGGAGGTCAAATATGGAAAACGATTCATTTGAATTCTATGCGGTAAAAGAAATAAACCCTAACGAAGAAATTTTCGTTTATTACGGAGATGTTAGTTATTGGAATGATGGTAGAACTCACACAAATATTGTATAAATGAATGAAATTAGTTTAGAGTCGAAAGCGATGACTATTCTTGAGACTTATGATGGGGGTAATAACTATCTTTTAGAATTAAAACGTAAATCACAGATTAATAAAAAATTCTACCCAACAAGGAGTCAATCGGAATACATTATATCATTTTACGACAAGCAGCCAAAAGTAGCTAAGAAGTGGGTAATTCTTGATGCTTATTTTGCTCAGAAATTAGCAGATGACAAACTATATACAGAAATCCCACAAAAAGTTTGGGTTGAAAAACTTTTAGCAGATAAAGAAAAGGCATACCACATTTGGGGTAAAGTTTTTGATGGTGAAGAACTTCACGATTTTTGGTTACCAAAAGCTGCAATCATAAAAGACAACTCAGTTAAAGATGTGGTAATTGATTATTCAAAATACTCTCATCGTCCACCGCTTGAACATCAAAAAGAAGCAATCCAAAAATTGGTTGAAAATAAAAAGTTTATCTTGGCAGATGATATGGGTCTTGGTAAAACAACTTCAACAATTATTGCTGCATTAGAGGCAGGTTCCAAAAAGGCTTTGATTATTTGTCCTGCCACTTTAAAAATTAACTGGAAACGTGAAATTGAAAACTATTCAGATAAAACAGTATTCATTGCCGAAAGTAAAAACTTTAGTACTGAAGCAGATTTTGTTATCATAAACTACGATATTATTAAAAATTTCCATGACACTAAGAAGAAAGATGAGTCGCAAATTCTTGCTTCCAATTTTGATTTGGTCATTGTTGATGAAGCACACTATATTAAGAATGCTACAGCGCAAAGAACAAAATTAATTAACGATATTGTTAAAAAAACAGATAGATTGTGGTTGTTAACGGGAACACCAATGACATCACGACCAATTGATTATTTTAACTTGTTAAGTTTGATTGATTCTCCTGTAAGTAGAAACTGGATGGCGTATGCGATTAGATATTGTCAGGGCTATCAATTTAATGTTGGAGGAAGAAAAGTTTGGAACGTGACTGGAGCTTCAAACTTAGAAGAATTAAGAGACCGAACATTAGGATTAACTTTAAGAAGATTAAAAGAAAATGTTCTTGACCTACCTGACAAAATTATTACACCTGTTTACTTAAGATTGAAATCAAAACAATACGAAGAAGTAATGGGAGAATACTACGATTGGTATGATAAGAATCCTGAAGAATCAAAATCATTAACGGTTCAATTCTCAAAACTAACAAAGGTTAGACAAATTATTGCTGACGAAAAAATTGCTCAAACAATTGAACTTGCAGAAAACATTTTAGAACAAGATAAAAAAGTTATTATATTCTGTAACTTTACCGATTCATTAAATAAAATTACCGAACATTTTGGAAAAGCGGCGGTTAAACTTGATGGTTCAATGTCAAAACCTGAACGTCAACATTCGGTTGACCAATTCCAAGATAATCCAAAAGTTAAAGTTTTTGTGGGTAATATTAAAGCTGCGGGTGTTGGTATTACATTAACTGCGGCGGAAGCGGTTATTATGAATGACCTGTCATTTTTACCTTCAGACCACGCCCAATCAGAAGACCGAGCTTATCGTTACGGACAAAAAAATAATGTTTTGGTTTATTATCCAATCTTTGAAAATACAATAGAAGGAATCATCTACGATATCCTAAACAACAAAAAACAAGTCATCGCAACAGTAATGGGTGACAACCAACATCCCGCCGACGCCGCAGAAGAAATTCTACAAAGAATTAATAATCTGAGAAATTAGGGAACTACGGATTATTTATATATAATGGATAATCCAAATTTATGAAAAAAACACAAGAGAAAATCCAACAACTAGAAACACAAATACTTGAAAACCACGTTAACCAAGAAAAAAAGTTGTTGATTACCGAAATGAAAAAAATAGGAATAGAAAAATTACCTTACTCCTATACAGCCCTCAAACAGTTTATTGACCCAGAGACAATGAACTTTCATTATAATAAACATTATAAAGGGTACGTGGATAAACTAAACGACGCGTTAGCTAAAAAGAAATACGGAGATTTAGATTTAGAAAAAATTATCAAGACCATAAGTCGTTTTGATAAGACAATAAGAAACAACGCAGGTGGGGCATTTAACCACGCATTGTTTTGGAACATGTTAACTCCTGACCCTAAAAAACTTGACGGTGAACTTTATAAAAAGATAACCAAACAATGGGGGACTTTCACAAACTTTAAAAAAGAATTTGAAAAACAAGCCAAAGACCGTTTTGGTTCAGGTTGGGTTTGGTTAATTCTCACATCAAATAATACATTAAAAATTATGTCAACTCCAAACCAAGACAATCCATTAATGAATGTGATTGAAGGTGGTGGATTTCCTTTACTTGGATTAGATTTGTGGGAACACGCTTATTATTTAAAATATAGAAACAAAAGAGACGAATATATCACAAACTTTTGGAAAGTTGTTAATTGGGATTTTGTCACCAAGATGTATGAAATGAGAGTTGAAACAAAACTTACCGAATCAACAAAAATGAAACAAGTTTTAAGTGAAGGTAAATCTGAAATGTGTTCTCAATCTGAAAATGAATTTTACAGAATGTTGTTTAACGTAAATTCAGATGTTAAATGGACTTACATGAATGGTATCAATAAAATAATGAAGGATGTATTTCCTGAAAATTATATTGTAAATCCTGAGAACGACCAATTACCTGGTGTTTATGACCTTGAAGGACATGGTAGGTCAGTTATCAATAAGTTAAACACAAATTACACATCTTTTTGTATTTTATTAAAAGATTTAAATCAGGTTATTACAAAAATTCCTGGCAAACAACCAATTAGTTTCATGGATAAAAAACCTATGGAACAAAAGAAAGAGGTTGAAAGATTTATTAAAGCAATAGACCACTTCAAATATAGAATCTTTGATAAGGATAGTTTAACTCTTCATAACTTATTAAGAACCTTAACCGAAAAAGACAAGGCTGGTTCCAAAAGAGAAGAAATCACCGCGTCAATTCTCAAGAGACATTTTGGTAAAGATGTTAAGATTGAAGTGATTGGTGAGTTAGGAAACAAAAGGGATGCAATCCAAGGAGTTGATTTGGAAATAACAAAAGACGGTGAAGTTTTAACTGGTCAAATTAAACCATTTAGAACTATGATTATTGGTGAAGATGGGATTACTTTAGAGGGAACCGCAAGTGTTAAAATTTATAACACAGACTTAATGATTTTTCAAAAAGGTAAGAATGTTTTGATATTTAATAAGAAACCTAAAATTGTTAGAGGTAATTTTGTGTTTCCTGTGGATTCACTAATGTACAATATACAATAATAAACTAATTGATATTTATTAGATATGGCAGTTATTCCAGAACCAGAAAGGTCAAAAATTTATACAAGAGTTAAACACTTATTGGGTGCACCAATAAGAAGTGTTGAGATTGAAGATGAAATGATGGATTCTTTAATGGAACTCTCTATTCAAGATTATGAACAATACATTTTAAATTGGTTGATTGATAGTCAATGGGTTAACTTGGTTAACTTAAACATGACAGAAAAATCTGTTTCAAGAGCATTGATTACAAGAACAATGGATTTTGAACAACAGTTCTCATATTCGTATTCAAAAATTGTTGGTTTACAAGCTGAAGGTCCTTGGGTATTAAAGAAAGATTATATCATTCTTGAAGAGAACAAACAAAACTACGAAATACCTGCTGGCCGTGAAATTAACGAAGTATTATGGTTTAGCAATCAACCTATTACCGCATTTGGTATGGGGGGTATTGGTGGATTTGGAGGTGTAGGTCTTGGAGCCAACGAAGCTGGTTTTGCTCAAATGGGGTATCAAGGTTCTTATTTTATGATGTCAGGGTTTGACTATCTAATAAGAATGCAAGAGGCAAACATCTTGAATAGAATTCTTGGTGGTTCTTTAACTTATAGAATAACGGCATTACCTGATGGTAAAAAAGATTTACAATTATATAACGCTCCTGGTAACCAATTTAATTGGGGTAACTATAGTCAATATGTTGGTAAAGCTGTGTGGTATTGGTATTACGATGTAACACCTGACAGTAGAGCAGATTGTTTAAAAAATAATCCTGATGTAATTAAATCACCAAATGATGTTCCATTAGAAGAACTTACTTGGTCTGACTTAAACGTACCCGCACAACAATGGGTTAGAAGGTGGTTTACCGCTTACGTTAAAGAAACATTAGGTAGGGTTAGAGGAAAATATAGTGGAAACTTGAAGGTTCCTGATTCAGAATTAACCATGGACTACACAAGTTTGTTGACCGAAGGTAAAGATGAAAAAACAAAATTAATAGAAGAACTTACAGGTGCTGAAGGTTGGTTAACAAGACTAAGACCTGAAAAAGTTATGGAACGAGAAGCGTTAATCGCAGAGAACTTAAATAAACAAATGAAGTTCCGAGCAATGCCTCGTCAAATATATGTAATTTAACATTATGGCAATTATAAGAACAATCCCATCTACAAGATTAATCAATGGGGAAATATTAGAAACATCAGAAATTTCAATTGTATCTGAAAGAGAATACAGAACTAATGGAGAGGAATGTATAATCATTAGAAATGTGGCAGAATCTACAATTATTTTAGATTCTAAAACAACTGACCACGTTGTGGTAAAGGCAATGACAAGAATAATAATCAAACCTGACACAGGTAAGATTGATGAGGACTACGATGAAATAGTTGCCGACAAATACGCTTGTATTGAATTTAGATTCTGCTCAGGTAACTGGTATATTTTATCTTCAGATGGATTGAAGCAGTCCTAATTTTTCTTCCCAACCTTCTTCCGCTAATTCATACATATAATCAGGACTCAATCCTCTTTTATTCCAGTAAGACATTTCAGCGTCAGTAATTGCTAATACATCTTCTAATTTATCTTGGTCTGATTCTTCAAATGGATGACCATTAATAAGTTCACATTGTGCTGTTGTAAATATGCCTCTTTGTTCAGGGTCGTTAACAATTAAACCATTTCTAACCTCATCTTTAAAACAAACCAATAATGGCTCAATTCTTTTATTGAATGTGGTTATTGCTCTTGGTACGTTATAATCACCAGTTAAGTTAGGGTCATTATCCAAAATATCTTTATCTAACATATAACAGTTAATTTGTACACCATCACCTTTTTTCTGAACATCACCATGAGATGCCTTAAGTCCGTTGTTAACATACAAAATAACATCACCCAAACTTACATTTAAGTTTGACTGTAACGCCAACTCCATGTGAGCCATACGACTCATGCTGTTACCTGATTTAGTTTTTTCTGTTAAACGTTTCTTATAGTCTTCCATTGACAATTTAACCTTAGCTCTTTGAGCAATCTTACTTAACGGTATTTTCTTATCAAAGATTGTTTGTAAATACTCGTAGTAATATTCCACGAATGATTTACCATCTCCTTGAAGTAACATCTTAATTCCTTTATCCAAAAACGCCTCAATATATAATGGAAGTTTCTTTGACTTAATACTATTACCCGTCAATTTTATTTTACCCTTGGCATCCATAACCGCATAGTTCTTACGAGCCAAGTTAATACACGAAGGCCAAACCCCATCCGTATCAAGAGCCATTTCACCTCTCATGAAGATATCGTTGTACTCCGCAACATCCGCTTCAGGTCCATAGTATTCTTTACCCAACTTAACTTTCCAATTCAATCCACGACCAACATAAACTCGGTCTTTTGCATCAGATGGGGTTGAGAAGTTAACACCGTCCGTATCCATTACTAAAGGAACATAACCTTTTGTCATAAAAAACTTAATCATTTGACGAAGGTATTGTCTACCTGTACAAGTAATTTGTTCTCCCATATACATGTCACCCCAAGCATAAACCTGTGGTGCTGACAAGGCCCCGAACATTGAGTTAATGAAAATCTTAATCGGTAACTGTTTATTACCATATGATTCAGATTTCTTACGGTCAGTTTCGTAATACTCCTCAGCAAGTTGTTTGTATTTGATACGGGTATCACGGAAATACTTTAACATACCTTTCATTGCCCCTGTTACGTCACAGTCAGGAAATACATCATGTACGAGTTGAATAGAGGGGTATAGAGACGAGAAGTCGAGCTTAAGTACATCTTTAGAGTAACCAACTTTAAGTAGTCGTGAAAGACCTCCTACGAAGTCTGTCTTACCTTGTTTGGCAGGAATGGCAATTCCGTGTTTATACGACCAAGCCAACATTAACATTTTCCACAATGTTGCGGTACCCATAGTTGAAACCCTTTCATATGTTGTTGGAATCATCGCCGCCAACAAGAACGAACCTTGGTTGAACTCTTGGTCAACTTTTAAGGTTTCATCCAAGTCATCGTCAAGATACATCTCAACCAACTTGTCACCCGTAATCTTGTTATAAACATCAGAACGTTTTGAACATGCTTCGTCAATCTTAGAATCAACACCAATTTTTTTATACTTACCGTTTTGAGTGTTTAACCAAAAGTCTTCTTTCTTTACATAGAATGGTCCTATATCTAAGTGGTCAATATATACACGGTCAGGTGCTTCAGCATTGATATATTGGGTGATATATTTCAAACCAGCAGATTTAATACTTGAATTAATTGCCTGAGCTCTACGAACAGCGTGGATAATATCAATTACATTATAACCCCAAATTGAAGTTTGAGTAAACGTCTCAACTTCATTTGCAAGTTTTAACATACTATCTTTTCTTGTGAACGAATGGTCAGGGTGTAATGACTTACATATTTTCTTTGGGTCTATTCCCAATATGTTGCATCTTTCAAAAATCCAATGCCAGTCAAAGTTTGCCGAATTATATCCACCAATTATACTTGGTTTTAATTCGTTAATCACCTTGAAGAATTCAATGATGGCGTTTTTTTCTTCTGCCTCATCCATACACTCAATAACTCGGTGATATCCTTTATTTGTTTTAATTCCAATCATGAAGATACGACCGTCCTTTGGTTCAAGAGCGGTCGTCTCTAAGTCATATACAAGTCTGGTTACCTCTTCATAGTTTTCAAACCCTTTAAATAATCTTTTTTCTTTGGATATTAAATATTGTTCTACAGGAGGTAGAACCATTACTTTGTCTTTTGTTTTTTCACCCCATGGGTCACAACCACCCTCTCTAAAGAATTGAATAAGTTCTCGATATCCTTTAAGTGATTTAACCATGAAAGTCATACCATTTTGTAATCTTTCATTACCATGGGTTTCCAACTTATCAATCATAATACCATGTTTGGTCATGGCTTCTTTCTGAGCGGCTTTTGAATTACCGTAAAAGTTAATACCACGTAGGTCACCTACCCACGCAAATGGTGTAAATGTATCCTTACGGATTTCTTTTCCTTTACCAGGAATCTCTTTGATTTTGTAAATGCAGTTTTCGCGATAATCGTATTCGATTGCGACTATAAATTCTTCAGGGTCATTCCCGTGTAAGAACGATTCGATTTCTTCGTTTGATATCATAATTTATATAGTTGGTTTATTAGCTTTCACACCATCGTGAAATTTACCTTCTATTGCAAATATAAAATAAAAAACTGAGTAATCAAATTAACAACACGCGGTTTCTGAAATAAAACTTTCTTGGATATTAATGTATAATTCTTCTCTAATTGGAAGAATTAAATTACCTTCGTCATTTCTAATTAAAAATTGACCTTGATATCTACCTGGCGTATTTGTATCCCTTGCGGTGAATTGAAAATATACGTAATATTCGGGAGCAGCACCAACAGGTAATATTAAAGGTACGATACCACATGGAGCGGAAACTATTTTAGGAATTCCTGTCTCCACATCTATCATTGTGAAAAAGATAGTAGAAACCGCCAAATCTTCCATTAGTTGTAGAAACCCTGCTCTACCATCTTTAACAACCTGCATTTTTAATACAGGAAGAGTTGCGTTCTGTTTTATGTAAAATTCCATAACAATAAATATATTGTTATGACTCTTTTCTTAAACTTCTTTCATAATGGTCAAATCTATCGTGTTCGGTTGGTGTCATAAGTAATAACCCAGGATATAATTCACCTTCTTTAACTAATTGATACATATGACTCATCCACGTCTGCTCAAAAGGATGCCCCCATGTTGTATCTAAGAACATTTTTTGATTACCTGTTCTGGTCACAATTTGTGGCCAGTTACAATAATAAACATCTCCAGTCACATATGGGACACCTTGATGTGTCCTAACTGAATTGTATTCCGCTTTTGGTGCATTTGGGTCTAAACCTTGTTCAGGTAATCTATTTTTACCTGGCCAATATTTTTGTCTAACATTTTGTGGAACATTGTACCAAGCCCATTGGGTTCCATTATCACCAAAAAACTCACTAAAATTAAGTTTAAGAAAATCAAAATTTTCTTTTTTAACGATTTGAAGTGTTTTACTGTATAAGTTTGGAACATATCTGTTAAAACCATTTCTACATACTTTGCCTTCGTTTGGATAAAAAAACATGTCGTCCTCAAAAAATAAATAAAAATCTAACTCAGTTTCATTTTGAAAATGTTCCGCAATCCATTGACGACCACCACAAATCCCTAAATTATCTTTTTTAATATGTTCAAAATTATATTCAATACAAAGTTTACTATACTCTTCAAAAGTTGAGACATCAGATGAATTATCTAATAAGAATTTTGTTGTCTTATTAAGATAATCTTTATCGTATGCCAACATAGAATCTATTAAAGTTCTAAATTGTTTTGGACTATTAAATGTAATAACATATAACCCAACTTTATTAGTATCTAAATTATTAACAACAGATATTTTACTTTCAGATTTAGGTTTTAAATCATTATTTTTTAAATCTTCAAAAAACTTACTCATTAACCCATTTGATTCTATTTCAAAATAATTAATTAAATCCGAATGTTTATATGACATAATGGTGAAAACACTTTCTTCTGTTCCCATATAACCATCATTTAATGTTGATGATAGTAGTCCATAATAGATTGAATTAATATCTGATATTGTATGTTTTGGACCACCAAAGAATCCTCCTCTAGCCACTTTATTTACTTTATCACCAGCAATTGAATTTAACTTATTATATTCAAATCCGTGTATTTCGGTCTCCGCACCATACGGAAAACAAACAAATGAAAACTTTGAAATATATTTGGGTAATTTTTCTAAAACTTTATCGTGTGTGAAATATCCTGGATGAACAGTATTTGTTAATCCCGCATCAATCCAAAACATATATTCCGAATCAAACTTATCCATTATTTTAGCATCATTTAATAGAAACACTTTAGACATCACCAATGGATTGTAATTATCTAATTTGGCTTGTGTTGATTCTGATAACCATCCAGCTCGGTTGTACCATTCAGGATTATTTCTTATTTCTTGTATTTTATCGTATGGAACCGTTTGTTTAAACCATTCTTGTTGTCTAACAATAAATTGTGTATTTGATTTATCCCTTCTCTCAAAGACAAATGATTCTAATTCAGAATCGCCAAATATTATCATTGGATTGTCAACCCGTAAAAGTTGTTCAAATTTATCTAAATAATGTTGAAATGAACGAGACCAACCTTCACCAAGTGATTCTCTATTAATGTTCCAAAGTCCTGTTACTAAAGTTATGTCATTTGATTTGATTGTTTCCTTAATAATATCTTGTTGTACTAGTTTTGCGTTTTTTCTAAATGCTCCAACTTGTGTAGTAACTTCAACTACATTATTTTCAATACCTCTTAATTCAAAGAAATCCTTAATCGCCGCTTCAACACCAGGTAAATCATTTCTTTTATAATCGTGGAAAAATATATAACCACCATCAACAACTCTATCATAAATTTTAACTAAACTATCATATATTGAATCGTAAAAATCCCCATCTAAAAACGCAAATGAAATTTTTTCAGGTAATTTATCTTCAGGAATATCACAAAACCAACCTTTTGTTATTATTGGTGTCGGTAAATTATTCTCAATAAAATTACTTGTTAAAACATCTTCGCTACTTACTAAAGTTCTAGGTTTCCATCCAGTGTTAATTTCCCATTTAGATAAATCTGGCAATCCCTCAAATGAATCATATACATATAATTTTTTATTAGAATTAGTTTCAATTAAAGTTTTCATTAGGTATTTACTTGATTCTCCAACATAACAACCTAATTCAACCACATCACCGTCTATATTATTTTCAATGGTATCTAACAAATAATATACTAATTTTTCAATTTGTGTGCTATTAATTATTGAAGAATTAACTTGTTTATTGTTAAATCCCATTATTTTCTTTAAAAGATGCTTCATATTTTTTTAATTATATTATTTGATATTATTTTTTTTGTCTACATGTCCACACCACGGTTTCAAAAACTTCCTTATTATAATAGTCTAAATTGTTAGAAACACAAGAGTCCTTAATATCATCATTAGATATTTCAAACCAATTCCATATTTTTCTATTAATTTTTTCTTCAAAAATTTCTCGGTTTTCACCATAATCGTGTGCCATAATAAAATCACCTGATTTTATATATTTAGACAAAACATTAAATTCCCCAATTTTATATCCACCATCACATAACACAACTGTTAAACCGTCTTGTTGAATAAAATCAATGACTTCTTGTTTAACTATTTGATAGTTATCACTAAAAATATCTTCAACCCTAACATTAATTCCTTCATTAATCATATCAGTATACCATCCCATTCTGTGAATATCATATGATATAATTTCAATATCTAAATTAGATTCGTCGGAAACTTTTTTTAAGAATTGAGTAAATCCCCCTAAGGCAGTGCCTATTTCTAATATTCTTTTTGGTTTTACTTCATTTAAAAAATCATAAAATACTTGATACACATTATGGTTTTGTTGAGACGCCATTCCCAAATACGATGACAATCCATCATTTTCTTCTAAATTAATTTTTTTAGTTATTTTTTCTTCTATATTCATATTATAATGTTATTATTTTTTTTAATGGATTATTTTTTTTAAAATATTTTTCTTTAATAATTTTTAGGCCACTTATTTTTTGTTGATAAATTTCATTAGGATGTTCTAATATATTATTTAATAAATTTTCAATTCCATTAATATCGTTAATATCATCTATTAAAATATAACCATCTTCAGGGTATATATCTTTAATATTTTTACAACCAAAATAAATTGGTATTGTATCTGTTAATATATTATCATAAAATTTTTCAGTAATCCAGTTTTTTTCAAAAGAATTTTCTATTGATATATTAAATTTATAATCAACTAACGCATCCTTACGTTTTGGACTATTACTACCGTCAAACACATCTATTGTACCCATCTGTCTAATTCTTTCAAGTATCTTATATCTTTGTGGGTATAAACAGGTGCTACCACTATCAGTATTTAAATTTGTCATTGAACTTGAAATTATTTTAGTTTTTATAAATGTTGAATTAATTAATGTTTCGTAATTCCAAAAATCTAATGTGTCAACCCAAGGACCTCTTCCACCATAAAAAGTATGTGCAATAGATTCTATAAAATTACCATTGTATAATTCGTTAGAAAACCCATAAACACTTGTTTTTTCATCAAAGTTTTTTTGATGAGAACCAGACCAAGATGGTTCATGAGGAAATACAAAAGATTTTGCACCAGATTTAATTTCAAGATTAACGTAATTAAAAAATATTACTGTATCATATGAATCATCAAAAACAAATTCAATTTTTGATAAATCTATTTCAGGGGTTTTAAATTGTTTTATTAATCTTTTTGTAAGATTCTCAGACGTATCGTATCCTGCGGATATTCTTATTTTCTTCATCGTTTTATCTTTTCCCAATTATTATAATTAAACCCTACTTTAAGAACATTACATTGATTATTCCAATCCATTTCACCAACATTATATCCCGCTAAAAAAGCCGAAACACCAATTTCAAAAGCTTCCATATCCCAAGTTATTGGATGATTAATATCTTGGCTTTCAAATTTGGTACAAAACGTTTCAAATTCATTTGCCATTACTTGTAATTTTTCATTATTTTTTATTAAAAGAATATGTTCACTTGGAAAACACGACCCTCTCCATTCAGGTTTAATCCCATAAAATTTAAATTTATTATCAAATAAATAACTTTTATTATTAGATAATCCATCTAAATATTGAAGTTCAGAATCAACATAAGTTGCATTAGTTCTTAACGCCACCATATCATGCCCCCCTGATTCCCAATTATCTATTAATTTTTCTAAAACATTAACATCAATTTTTTCTGTGAAACCAGCATCGCAATCCAAATATAAAACCCAATCATATTTTTTATCAATATCCTTTATAGCATTAAACTTTAATAGTTGATTAAAAACCCCAACATGAGTTTTATGGTTTTCTAATAATTCATGTCTGATTATTATTTTAGAATTATTTAAACCAATAACATCTGAAAAATTGTCAATGTTATTTGTGGTTATCATAATATCATAAGGTGTTTTTGTTAAAACATCATTAATTAATCTTTTTGCAAATGTTGCATAAATTTCGGAACCATTTTTTGTTGGATTAACAAACGATATTGCTGATACTAATATATTCCTCATAATTCTAATAAATTTAATGTGTGTTTAACATTGTTATATCTGCTCAAATAGGTGTCATAATATTCTTTAGCATTTTTTGAAATAAAGGATAAAAATTCTTTATCATCTTTAACTTCTAAAAATCTTTTTTCAATCATTGCCGCATGAGTTTCATTACCTAATCTATCAATTACTAAATCACTTGGTCTATCAATTGAAATGTAATGGTAATTTGGAATTAATTTAGGATTTAAGTTTGTTGTGTATTCAAATCTTATAAAAGGAACACCGATTGCCATGTATTCAATATCTCGGTAACATAATTCACCTCTACCTGCAACAGACAAACCAACTTTATAATTAATTAAATCTTTGAAATACACATTAGGCCCTCCGATTGGTCTAATACCTTCCAAATAATCTTGATTAAAATGGCTCAATATTGACCTATCCTCAATTGAAGTACCTCTAAAGTACATTTTATCAATTAAGGTTTCTTTATTCTTACGTTCTTCAAAAAACGGTACTAAATCATTTATCGTACAAGGGAAATAAATCCAAGGACTATATTTTTCAAAGTTATCGTTGCCAACGTTATTTAATATTTCATTTTTTGTAAATTGAGAGACCAAAACTTTTTTTAATTTTGGATTATTTTTTTCATTTAAAATACAATGTGTTAAATTATCTGATACTGACATAATGTAAAATTCACCCGTATCTTCAAATTCAATAACATATTCACATTCTAATAATAAAAAATTATTTTCATCTGATGTTTGGTTTTTTAGGTTAACTTTAAATCTTTGTGAATTTGCAAATTCGTAATAACGATTTTCTTCTACAATGTATTTCTTCTTTAATTCTTCCGTTAAATCATCCCAAAATAAATTATAATTTCTAAAGTATCTTGTGTGCTCATTACACGGATTGTGTACTATTATTTTTCTCATTAATTACTATTAATTTGATTGTTTATTTTTTTCTTAGGATGAACCATACCTCCTGTTCCCTAAAACTATCAAATTTTTTAGATACAATTTCAAGACCCAATGACTCCAATATTTTTTCTGTAGTGACCGCATTATCCAAAATGTGTAAACCTAACGGCATTGACCCACAATGTACCATATAACCATGTTCATGTGTTATATCTGAACAAATAACATTAGGGTATGGAACTACTAAATAAAACAAACCATTAGTTTTTAATGTTTTTAACATATTTTTAATACTATATTCAGGATTTAAAACATGTTCCATTGTATGTGATGAATATAGAACATCAAAAAACTCTGAAAATTCTAAATCAAAACTATCAGAACAAATATCTTGTTTTATTACAGGATATCCGTAAGTTACTGAATAATCAATTTTCTTATCAGAAATTTCAAAACCAACAACATTTTTAAATCCTAATTCTTTAAAGAAGTCTAAACCAACACCATCCCCACAGCACATATCAGCAATTTTTAAATTCCTATCCAAATCATTAAAATTTTCAATTATATATCTTCTTTGCCCCTCTTTAAAATTTTCATAAAAAGATTCAAAAGAACATCCTGTAATTGTTTGCCAATTAATATAATCCTCATATGATGAAAATTTAGGACCAATGTCGCCATTTCTTTTGTTTGCAAAATTTACTAATTCTTGTTTTTTCATTTTTTTTTATTTTAACTTACCGTATTATGTGTTAATTGACCTGTGATTCTATCACACCATCCTTTTGATTCTGAGTGAGGCCAAACCACCCAATGTGAAGGTAACTCATCAGTTTGGAATTCTCTCCATACTTTACAATATTTGTCAGGGTCTCTCATGAAACCAGCAATTTCATTTTTGTCTGCATCTTTACGGAACAATGTTTTATCATCTTTACCATGGAATGCAACAACCCAAAAATCATAATCTGTTTCAGGAACTTGAGAATAACCAATATCAATACAGTGTTTAAACATCATACAGAAACTATCTTTCCATTCTTGTTCTGTTTCAAAATTATATGGATTTGGTGGGTAATTTTTATCTAAAGTATATTTGTCAATTGCTCTTTTTGAAAAAAGAATACCAGCATATTTTTCATAATCTGTTAAACTTCTAACAGGACCAAAACCATAAGGACCATCATGACCTTCTTGAGTTTCACCATCCATACCAAATAATTTTCTATTTGTTAAGTGTGAGTGACTATTCTTTTGTCCCCAAGTTTTATCATCATCCCATTGTTTTGTTCTACCCTTACGAGTGTATTCATGGTAAACAACAGGAATATGTGTATGGAATAAATCATAACCCCAAGTGTAAGCTCTTGCTGCGATTGAAATCTCTTCACCATGGAAATAATATTCAGGGTTGTGTTGAACTTCAGTTGAAAATTGTCCTAATGTAAAACAGAAGTGAGCTGAGTAAAATCTTGCGGTTACAGGTTTTTTCATTTCTTTCCAACCTGGTATTGTTTCAGGTAAGAAAAATACTGCACCTTCAGGAATAAAACGGTCAAACGCCATTCTCCACGCATCAGTTGCTCTTCCTGCAGGGTCATTATCGGGGTCGAAAGAAGGTACGTAGCCCGTAAGTAGAGGCTTCTTGTACCCGTCCTTCTGCAACCCCTTTATCATTTTGATAAGAATATCATCCCAATCCTTAACAAATCTCATGTGAGAATCTATTTGTAATGTGTATGTCTCACCTTTATAAAGTTGTTGAACTTGGTGTCTCGCCCAACATACACCTTTGGCGTCTTGATATGGAATATCTAAGATTCTAAATCTTTTGTCGTCTTTATATTCATCTAAATTATCAAACCCGTCTTCAGGACTATATTGTCTTGCAATACCGATAACAAGGTTATTTGGTTTTTTGGCGTTTGCCAACATGTCTTTAATAGTAGGGACCAACTGAGGGTCTCTGTAAGATGCTATTTGAACGAATATTTTCATGTATGTTATAATTTATATATAAAAATAAAAAACCCTCCACGAAGGTGAAGGGTTTTTTAAAATATATTTGTATTGTTTTTTTTAAATACATCCGTTAGGGTCAGTCGCAGTAATTAAACCAGCTCCTCCCGTAATTTGCCACCAAGCAACTCCATTAGAGTAATAACCGTCTGCTGATGGTGTTGTAAGTGTGTTATCATCATAAAGATATTCACTAATGTTTGGTTGAGGTCTATCAACATATGCGCTATAGTATGGGTTGGTCGCTCCACTACAAGCATCTACTGTTGTAGAAGAGTCAAAACCTAAATTATATGTGACAAAGAATGTTTGTGACGCAGTAGGTGTGATAGTAGGTGTTGGAGTAGGTGTTGAAGTACTTGTCGATGTTGGGGTAGGTGTTGGGACTACAGAACAAGAAATAAATCCTCCTGTCTCTGCTCCAGAATCATCTAACTCAACAACATCACCACCAAAACTATAGAATCCTGACATAGACCCAGTAACGGTTCCATTTGAATTATTATAGAATTGAGTATTTTGGTCAAACATTGAATTTTCAGCGTAAATTGTTCCTGAAGCACCAGCACCAGCACATGCATTGTTAGCTGTTGAGCCTGAGGCAATTAAAAACGAATCAAGTGCATTTGTCGGTGTAACAGTCGGTGTTGGAGTATTAGTTGGAGTTTGAGTTTGAGTTGGAGTGTTAGTTGGGGTTTCGGTTTGAGTGTTAGTTGGAGTATTAGTTGGGGTTTCTGTTTGAGTATTAGTTGGAGTATTAGTTGGAGTGTTAGTTGGGGTTTCGGTTTGAGTGTTAGTTGGTGTTTGAGTGTTAGTTGGTGTTTGAGTATTAGTTGGAGTGTTAGTTTGAGTATTAGTTGGTGTTTGAGTATTAGTTGGTGTTTGAGTATTAGTTGGTGTTACACTCGGAGTTGGTGTTGCGTTTGGAGTTTGCGTTGGAGTTCTTGTTGGAGTTGGGGTTAACGGAAATACTCCGTTATTAACTAAAACAATGCTTGCCTCAAAAATTTGAGCCGCGTCATAGGTTCCGTCAATTAACCAAATATTTTTAGTTTGATTTGGGTCAAGATTTACTTGATAATCCCACATAGAGTCATCGCATTTTCTATAGTTGAAGTTTACTGCGGTTGTACCCGTATTTGTTAGAGTATATTTACTACATGCCATTTTAAATTCTGTTTAAATATAAATACTACGTTATTGTTTATTGTTTTAAAATTTTTTAAAAATTATGATGTTGGTGTCGGTGTACTGGTTGGTGTTTCTGTAGGTGTTTCTGTAATTGTTGGCGTTGGAGTTACCGTTGGTGTTTCTGTAGGTGTTGGTGTGTTAGTTGGAGTTTCGGTATTCGTAGGAGTTGGGGTTGGAGTTATATAAGTACTCTCACAATCATTACATCCACCAGTTCCAAATGATGTGGTAAACGCGTCGTCTATCGGAGCATTTATCTTACCAATTACTGAATAACATCCACTTGGTGTTGCTCCTGTGAATGTGTAATAGTTTACATCTCCAGGAACTATAAATCCTGGTCCTAAATCGACAACTAAAACATTTAGATTAGTACATCCTGAAATTGTGTATGTAGTTATTGAACTCGAATCAGTTGAAGTTGGAGTTGGTGTATTCGTAGGTGTTTCTGCTGGAGTTTCAGTCACCGTTGGTGTTGGAGTCTCAGTTGGTGTTTCCGTAGGAGTTTCAGTTACCGTAGGTGTGGGAGTCTCTGTTGGCGTAGGTGTAGGAGTTTCCGTCTCCGTTGGTGTCGCACCAATTGTTTCTGTCGGAGTAGGTGTAGGAGTCTCCGTCTCAGTAGGAGTTGGAGTTAATACCTCAGTCTCTGTTGGCGTAGGTGTAGGTGTTATTTCAATAAATCTTGGAGACAAAGAATTATATTGTTGCGTGATTTCACTCAATGTCAATTTTCTATCATATAGATAACAATTGGCGAGATATCCAAATGATTGTGCAAATCCCCAATAGTCATGTCTATTACCACCAGCTCCCGCGGCCGTTGTTCCAACTTGAGTTCCGTTTACGTAAAATACACTATTGGATGAATCACCAACTACAGATAATTGAGCCCAAACACTTTCGATTGGGGCCACATCATAACCTGAATCTATAAATGATGTTGTATCGGTATCATAAAACCCTAAGTTATTATTTCCAAGGTCAATAATTATTGGATGGTCATTAGGTGCTGTTCTAAATAAACTTCTAAAATCAAAAGATAATGGTTTTATTCTTACCCATGCAATATAGGTATATCCTGTATTTGGAAGCAACGGCCCTACGCCATTTACTCGAATGTTTCCATTAAAAGTATCATTATCAAAACATTTAATTCCGTTTAATATTGTAAATGGTGTTGAATTAATTGTATGGTCGTATGTTCCTGTTAAATCATAAATTGTAGTTCCTGTTCCAGGGTAACTCACATCACTATACGCGTCAAGTTGCATTGTTAAACCAGAAGTCACAATTGATGGACCTGGTGATGGTGTTATTGATGGTGTTGTGGTGTTAGTTGGTGTTTGAGTTGGAGTTTCTGTACTTGTTATTGTTGGGGTTACTGTTGATGTAGGGGTTTCAGTCGGAGTATTTGTCGGAGTTTCTGTTACTGTTGGTGTCGGAGTTTCTGTTACTGTTGGTGTCGGAGTATTGGTTGGAGTTTCAGTCGGAGTATTGGTTGGAGTTTCAGTCGGTGTTTCTGTTACTGTCGGAGTATTTGTTACTGTTGGTGTTACAGTTGCGGTTGGAGTTAAACCTGTTTGGGTTGCAGTTGGTGAAGGTGTTGGTGTTGGTCCTGGCACATTAATAACATAATTGTATCCATAAGTTGGAACATAACAATCGTAGTTACCATAATAGTAACTTGATATATAATTAAACGGGAATACTTTAGTCCCCAAATCAATTGTACCTCCAGTGTCTGGAAAATACGTAACATTTGTGGTCTGACCACTTAAATTATCACTTAAAATTCTTACTCCAATTGCCATATAAATAAATACTTAATTATTTTAAATTAACACAATCCGACATTAATTACTAACGTTCCACTTAATTGAATAAATCGATTACCATTTGAAATTGTAAAATTAGCATTTACTGGAGGTATTGTTAATGATTGATTACCAAATGCGTTATCTCCAGGAACTAAAAGATTAAATGGTTTTGTGGTATAGATTGTTACATTTGCAGGGTTTGCAAACATACCTGCAGCTTCACAAGCATTTTGATAGTATCCACCAGTCCATAAATTATACATATAAATAACGGTTGGCGTTGCACTTGGAGTTGGTGTTTGAGTTGGCGTAACAGGTGTTGGTGTAGGTGTTGGAGTTACAGGAGTTTGTGTTGGAGTCGGAGTTAACGTTGGTGTTGGAGTATTTGACGGACATAAACCAATAAAGACCACTTCAAGTGGTGCGCCATATTCTTCAACATAAATGTCTTTAGCACAAAAATAACTTGTCTGAAGAGGGTCAACTGGATTAACACCAATTATATCAGTACAACCAGTCCATCTATAATATCCTTCTTGGACATTATTATAATTTGTTATTCTATAGTAATTACAGTCTGTGGTGTACATTTTTATAATCCATATTTTGATTTATCGGCATTATAGTTTTGTAAAACTTGGGTAGAGGTAAGTGATGCGTTGTATAAACGAGTTATACCAATTTTTCCATCAAACCATTGAGAAAACTCACCACCATTGTAACTGCCAATGTAAAGTGGGTTAGACGTGTTTAGTATACTTGCCAAACTATGGCTCACACTTCCT